GTTGAAGACTGGTTAGAACATATGGAAGATAGAATAGCGACAATAGAAGAACACACAGGTATATGAGCGATTTTTTATGGATGCTAAAGCCTATATCAGAAAGAAGATGGAAAATTAGAGAGGAAGCAATCCTCATAGATGCAAAAAGAGCAGGGGTCAAAAATGTTTACAGAACTAAAAGAATTACTACAGAGAGACGTAGTAGATATAACTTTTATATCAGAAAACTCACATAAAGAGTATACAATACCTTGTACTCTTATGGAGTCTCTCACAAGTAGTAAAGTGAATCAACAAATCAATGATACGATAGTGTGTTATAGACTTGATGAAAATAGATGGGAAGATATTAGATTACATTCTATAGTTTCCTATCAAGGAAGTCCCTAATCGAAGGGCAAGGCTCTTTACAGAGCGGAGAATACTATGATAATGGAAATAGTAAGCACAGTTACTCTTATAGTAACAATTGCTAGTTTAATTGCGGCGTCAACACCGACACCAAAGGATGATGCTATGATTGGTAAACTTTATAAGTTTATAGATTTATTAGCTTTAAACATTGGAAAAGCAAAGGATAAGCAAGGTGGCTGAAGAAGTCAACAATAACTATCATCCCGCAGATACAAATGGGGATGGCGTAGTAACAGAGGAAGAACGTGCAATGTATTTAGAGTTCAAAAGAAAAGAACTCGAAGATGCAGATGCAATGCGTGATGCTCAGAGAAATATGACATGGTTTGCATTAGCAGGTTTATTGTTGTACCCCTTTGCAGTAGTTGTTGCGTCTTTGGTTGGATTAGACCAAGCACAGGAAACTTTAGGTGATATGGCTCCTACCTACTTTGTAGCAGTAGCAGGCATTGTTGCAGCATTCTTTGGTGCTCAAGCTTTAGGCAAAAAATAACATAAAACCTAAGTAACGAAAAAATAGTTCTTGACAATTGCTCGTATATTTAGTATAATATACATATGAAAAAATTCAAAGAACTTAAAAAAATAGTAAAATACTGTACTCATTGTGGTGGTCGCAAGAACACTCGTGAGTGCAGTGGTTACAAGTGTTGGATAAGATGAATTTATTTTATCTAGATGAAGACATGGACAAGTCTGCCGAGTATCATGTTGACAAGCATATTGTCAAGATGCCGCTCGAGGCAGCACAAATATTATGCACTACTATATGGATAGATGAATTACTAGGATTCGTTCCTCGAGCTCTTAACGCAGAGGAAAGAGAAGTGATGAACAAGGCAAAAGCCGAGATTAAGCATTTACCTCTTGAGGAACGACCCTACCCCTACCTACCAATGATGTACAATCATCCTTGCACTATCTGGGCAAGAGAGTCTTTGGAAAACCATGAGTGGGTTCATTGTTATGCTAACGCATTGAACGATGAGTACCACTACCGATATGGTAAACTACACAAATCAGTTGAGCAAGTAGTAAACAAACTACCTGACCCAAAGAATTTACCTCGAGCAGGTTTTACAACCTTTGGTCTTGCTATGCCTGATGAGTTGAAAGACTATGATAACCCTATACAGAGTTATCGTGATTATTACCACTTAGACAAAGCAACGTTTGCAGCATGGTCTCACCGTGATAAACCTCATTGGTGGAATGAAGACTATGCAGACTATGAAAAAAGGATAACAGCAAAATGATAGAAATTTATGGAAAGGAAAACTGCCCTTATTGCGACATGGCAAAAGGCTTAGCAGAAAGAAAAGGTTTTGAAGTAGTGTATAAACAACTTGATATAGACTATGGTTTCTCAGAAATGAGAGAAAAATTTCCAGGTGCTAGAACATTCCCTCAGATTATAAAGGACGGGGAGTATATAGGTGGTTACACTGCATTAGAGGAGTTAATCGGTGGATTATAAATTTAATGAAGATATAGTACTTCAAGAACTAAAAGAGTACATTGATAGTACTTATCAACAGCACTATGGCAAAAGCAAGTTTCAAACCACAGAGTTTGTATTTGATGCTGGTCACGGCGAAGGCTTCTGTATAGGTAATATAATTAAATATGCACAGCGTTATGGAAAAAAGAATGGACATAATTCAGCTGACTTACTAAAAATTATTCACTATGCAATATTTCTTTTAGGAGAAAACAAGAAAGCGGGATATACTGACCAATATGACAATGGAAACAATGGATAAAGAAATAGTATTAATATTTATATTATTAATGCTGAAGCATACTATTGCCGATTATCTTATGCAGAAACCTTGGAAAGACAAAGGAACATACGGTGCGCGTGGCGGTTTAGTCCACGCATCGCACCACATAGCAGGAACCTTTGCAGTACTAATATTCTTTAGCAACTGGTTTGCAGCGTTATACTTGGCAGCTTTAGATGGATATTTACATTATCATATTGATTATGTCAAAAATAACATAAAAAGAATTTTTAAACTAAACAATACACATACACTATATTGGGGGTTACATGGCTTAGACCAGTACCTTCATGTTTTAACATACATACTTATAATTTATATATTAGGAGCGTAAATGGCTATAAAGACGCGAAAGCACGAAAATTTAACAGAAACAAACGTACAACATGTAATAGACTTACTTAACGATAGCAAACCTATTACTAAGAAAGAAGCATGTAGTATCTTAAATATTAGTTACAATACTACAAGACTCAATAAAATTATTGACGACCACTTGGACACTGTAGCTTATAGAGAAAGACGCAAAGCCCAAAATAAAGGTAAAGGCGCAACAGAAATGGAAATAAAACAAGTAGTGAACTTCTACTTGGATGGAGCAAATGTATCAGATATAGCTAAAAGTTTATATCGTTCACCAGCTTTCATTAAAGCAATAATCGATAGAGTAGGTATTCCACAGAAACTTGCTCAGACCGATTACGAAGGACGCAGAAACGCAATGCTGCCTGAACAGTGTGTAGCAGACGAGTTTCAAACTGGAGAAAAGGTATGGGCAGTTCGACAGAACTATCCTGCACTTGTTGAAAAAGAGTTAAGACCTGAAGAAGCGGAAGAGAGAGGATATAGACTATATCTATGCTACACGATTGAGTGCAGTCAAGATGATTTAAAAGGTAGTTATTTTCCTCACTTAAGTTTTGCAGGTAAGTATTATCCTTTAGCAACATATGAGATGGGTAAATTGGAGCACCTGCAAAAGTACCTATAAAAGGAGATTAGGGAATGGAAATATGGCAGATTATTGCTGCAGTATACTTATCGGGTACGCTCGCTGCAATGTATAGCATATGGTGGCCGTCTTATAAATTAGTAAGGCAGATAGCACCAGATAATATAATGATAGACAGACCAATTCTATCTACACTAATAGTATTTTTTATATTTTTAGTGTTTTTTCCACTATTAATAATAACATTTATCATACCAAACAGGCTAGAAGGATTTATCCGAGGGTTTGTTACTGGAATAATTGATATTAAAAAGTAGAACAAGGAGTAAAAAATGTACGATGATATAAGAGAACACTTACTAGGACAAATAGCATATCACAGAGCTAACTGTAGAGTTTATATGAGAAATTCAGCAGGTATTGGGGAACATCCTGATATTATGGAGTCAATAAAGTCTGAACTAGCAAAACTTGCCGAAGCGCAAGATATGTTAAATGCCTTAGAGAAACATTTTAAATAATACCAATCATTATAGATAACAAAAAATAGTTCTTGACAATTGGTTATAATTTTATTATAATATATTTATAAACAAAAAACAAGCAAATATGAGCGATAGATATTACCAACAGATGCGAGACACCACAGGGTGGGCATTTGGTATGCCAGAGTTCATGCGCAATAACAAAAAATATAGGAGAAGAAAAATGGCTTGGACAGACGAATCTAAAGAGCAAGCAGTTGAAATGTATCAGGATGCAGAACCTACACCTGAGACTTCAATGGAGATAGTAAAAGACATCGCAGAAGAACTTGGGGAAAGCCCAAATGGTGTCAGAATGATATTAACAAAAGCAGGAGTATATGTAAGAAAAACTCCAGCAGCTAAGTCAAGCGGTGGCGGCAGCACAGGCGGAGGCAGAGTTTCAGTTGCAGATGCACAAGACAAACTTACTTCAGTCCTAAGTGACGCAGGTCAAGAAGTAGATGCAGCAATAGTATCAAAACTAACTGGTAAAGCAGCAGTCTATTTCACAACAGTTATAGAATCATTAAATAAGTAGTGTAATTTAGTGTGTTGAGGCAGTCTTCGTGATTGCCTCAATTTTTTGCATCTTAAATAAGTGACCAAAAATTTAACAATTCAAAAGAGTTTTTGTTAGTTTAAATTGGAGGAAACATGAAAAAACTAGAGTTCGAAAAGAAACTAGACGACGCAGGAGATGCCGTCATCACTTATAGGAGTCAAAACTCTCGCAAACTAAAGTACAATGTGTGTACACGAGATTTTAGCACTCAATATATCAAAGGTAAAAAGAATAGAGCAAAGGAAGGTCAACATACTTCCTTATTATTTTGTTGGGATACGGATTCTTATAGAATACTTGTGCCTGAAAATGTAACGAGCATTGTGCCTCTTAACCGAGTTATACGCAATGATTGATTTAGATGCACCAGCAATTTATGAAAAAATGATACAAGAAACTGAACACGAACAAGTTAAGTTGGTAATCAACACTTTTCGTGGAGTAGAATATATATCTATACGAAAATATTACTTAGATTTTGATGAAGAGTTTAAACCCTCTAATCAAGGTATAACGATACCAATAGATATGGAAAATACTAGAAACCTGTTCCAAGGTCTAGTAGAGATTCTGTCCTTAGCAGAATCAAAAGCAATTATAGAAGAAAATTTCAAAGATTTATTGGATGAAATCTACCTCTAAGAAAAATAGTTCTTGACAATTCCTTAGAAATTGTGTATAATATATGTATGATTATAAAAGGACAAATGACATATGACCAACACGGTCGCAAACGCAAGAGCAAGTTCACTAAGGCTGTAAGAACAAAGCAGCCTGAGTGGAAAACCTTCGCTCCAGACACTACATATCGTAGGACTACGCAAGAATACCCTTCGGCTCCAATGAGCCAATACTCAACCCCACAAGATACTTCTTACAAGCAGAAAGCAAGTGAGAACTATACTGTGTCGATTGCGTACAACAAGGGTGCATATCAAGTAATACCAAAAGATGAGGTTAAACACATAGGA